ATGCACGCGGATTATGTTAAATTAGGGGATGTTGAGTTTAGAGTTAGAAAAGGTGGGAAAGACAGAGTTCGTTCGGAAAAATCAAAAAATGTCCATGCGTTTGTTATTGGGGATTTAATGGATTTTTGTGAATACCCTTGTGATGACATACCAACACCATCATCAGATATGATTATTACCTATAATCCATACAAGTATGATTCATTTGTTTATAAATCAAGTGGAGAACCAATTTATAGTGCAACTGAAGTTGATATGATAAATTCACAAAATAAATTATTTGTAGTTAAGAAATAAAATGCCATTACCAAAGAAAGTTATACCAACATTACCATTAGTCCCACATAAGACATTGTCTGCTCGTAGGGAACAACTATTGGAATATATTAATAAAGACGGAACATATCTTCCTAAATCAGTGCTACACGCCGATTTAGATAGAGGAATGTTAGATTTTGTTAAAACTGATTTAGAGGTTGTCACCGCAGGAAAAATAGTTCCAATGGTGGATATTATAATCACAACTCAAAACTGGACTCAATACGTTGAGACTGCCTTATTTGTGGATTTAGATTATAACCCATCCCCGCCCTTCATCACGGTAGTTAGAAGTCCCGAAGTTAAGTTTGGTACCAACCCATCATTACAATATACAATCCCTGATAGAAAACAATTCTATTACGCATCTGTTCCAACTTGGAATGGAAACGAACAGGGAATGGATATCTACACAATACCTCAACCGGTCCCTGTGGATATTAATTATAGTGTTAAGATTATTTGTAATAGAATGAGAGAACTTAATCAGTTGAATAAAGTGATTATGCAAAAGTTTTCATCAAGACAAGCTTACACATTTATTAAAGGTCAGTATGTTCCAATTGTAATGAATAATGTTTCAGATGAATCACAAATGAGTTTGGATTCAAGAAAGTATTATGTTCAAAGTTATGACTTCACCATGTTAGGTTATTTGATAGACGAAGAAGAGTTTGAAGTTAAACCGGCAATTGCAAGGGTTACTCAACTTATGGAGTTAACCGGAGCAGGAAATGTAGGGAAAAAGAATAAAACATTAGAAAACCCAAATGAATTTTTGGAGAATTATTTGTTTGTTGTTGGGAATGATACCTTAAGTGATATTGTTGCTTACACCGCAAATCTTTCTTTTGGAACTTGGTCCAATGTTGAATCTTTTGATGTTTACATTAATGGTGATTATTTTGGTACCGATGTTCAAAATATTCAGATAACTACTAACGATGTTTTACGAATAGATGTGGTTAAAACTGATGAGACAAAAGAGTCATCAATACAGTTCGATAATATATTAGTTTAATCTTCTCCGTAGATATCTTTCTTCTCTTTACAGGTTTCTACGATTAATTTTTCCAAAAACTTATAAATTTTTAATCCTCGCTTTTCACAGTACTTTTTCAGTATCTCGTGGATGGCGGGGTCAATTTTAATATTCTTGATTTCTTTTGTCTGTTTCATAGGTAGAAAAAAGGTAGAATTAATTCATACTCTTTACAAATACATATCTAAAAGTAAAGTTTTTTGATATTTTATTGAATATTTATCTATAAAATAAATCTGCAATAGAATAATTAGATAATGGCAACAGCACAAGCAAATCAAAAAGTTTTCGTTTCACCGGGTGTATACACTTCTGAAACTGACTTATCATTCGTAGCACAAAGTGTGGGTGTTACTACCCTAGGTTTAGTTGGTGAGACTTTGAAAGGTCCTGCATTTGAACCGGTATTCATAACAAACTACGACGAATTCCAAGCCTTTTTCGGAGGAACAGAACCAACCAAATTTGTTAACACACAAATCCCTAAATATGAAGCGGCATACATCGCTAAATCTTACTTGCAACAATCGAATCAATTGTTTGTTACAAGAATCTTAGGTTTATCGGGATATGATGCAGGTCCATCTTGGAGTATTAGAGTTACTGCTAACGTAGACCCTACAACAGTAATCCAAAACCCAACCGGAGCAACTTCTTGGTCTGTATCTTTTACAGGTTCAACAAGTGCGGGTACTGTTAATTTTATTAGTGGTTCATTCCCGGCAGCGGTTCAAGCAAACTTTAACACACAATATAGATTATCAGATGGTAGTACTTCTACATATGATAATGATATTACAAACACAATATTAAGTATTGTTGGAGACCCATCATTATCTGCAACTACCGCAGTTGCTTACGGACCTGTTCCGGAACTTGATTATTGGAATTTAATTGACCAATATGGTGCGGTGGTAAATGCATATGGTGTTGATAGTGTTGATTTAGCGGATAATGATTTATCTGCAGGTGAAAATGATTCTTGGTTCTATGCAAACTTTAATAACTATACAGGAAACGCCTACACAGGTTATTCATTTGATTATGTGTTTGATTCAATTGTTACAGGAGTAAGTGATAGTTTTTCGGGAACAATCTCAGGTGAGTATTATACTTTTATTGGTACCGCATATACTGAATATAACAACATGGTTGTAGCAACACTTCGTTCAAGAGGTCTATCATTATATGTTAATAGTTCAACTAGTGATAATCACGGACCGGTTTATGAGGTAAACGACGAGAATAATGTGTTATTGTTAAACACTGACCAATATTCAAGTATAGATAAAAACCCTTATGCGTCATTTGGATTATCAGGTGTTACTAAAGATGGTGATAATTTCACATTCGAAACTAACTTATCGGCAGCATCTTCAAAATTCATAACTAAAGTATTAGGTATTGATAATTTTGGAAAAGCAAGAAATGAAGTTCCTTTGTTTGTTGAAGAAATTTATCCGGGGTCATTGGCTTACGCTTATAACCAAGGTTATATTAGAGGTATTAATCCTGAATTGGTTGCATTACCAGGTGCTAGAAGTGAAAATCCTTCATCAATTGCATACAGTGTTGGTCAATATCAATCACCGGTTACACCATTCTTAGTTTCTGAATTAAGAGGTAATAAAGTTTATAAATTATTTAAATTTGTTTCAATCTCTGATGGGGACGCGGCAAATTTAGAGGTTAAAGTATCAATCGCTAACTTATCATTCAATAATATGACATTTGATGTGTTGGTGAGAAATTTCTTCGACACGGATTCTAACCCGGTTGTTATTGAGAAATTCACTAACTGTAATATGGACCCATTCTCTAACAACTTTGTTGCTAAGAAAATTGGTACAACCAATGGTGAATATGCATTACTTTCAAAATATGTAATGGTTGAAATGGCCGATGAGGCACCAATCGATGCAATTCCTTGTGGATTTGAAGGATACACTCAAAGAGAATATGATAATGTCTTAAACCCATCTCCGGTTCCAAAATTCAAAACAAAATATTTCTTCCCTGGTGAAACTATTGCAAACCCACCGTTTGGGGCTGCAACAGGTGGTTCAAATTTAGTTGAATCTCCGGGTGACATTGTTAGAAGAACTTATTTAGGTTTCTCAACACAATATGGTATTGACGAATCGTTCTTAACTTATAAAGGTAGACAAAACCCACAATCTTGGGTTATTGCACCTCAACCAATTGAAGGAGCTGCTTGGAATTATGTGAGTAAAGGTTTCCACATGGACTCAGGTGCTACAGTAGTTACAATTTCAAATAGTTCATTGACTAGTGGTCAAACAGCATTTGAATGTGGTACTGCTGAATTTAGAGAGGACCCTGAAACTCAAGAAAATCCTTACTACTTTATTTACTCAAGAAAATATACTTTATGTTTTGCGGGTGGATTTGATGGTTGGGACATCTATAGAGAGTTTAGAACAAATCAAGATAGATTCCAATTAGGTCAATCAGGATTCTTGGCGGGAGCATCGTCTTCTACAAGATACCCTAACGCTACAGGTAGTGGTTTATTTAAGAGAATCACAGTTGCTAACAATACTCAAGATTTTGCTAACACTGACTACTACGCATACTTACTTGGTATCTTAACGTTTAGAAATCCTGAGGCAACAAACATTAACGTGTTTGCAACTTCAAGTATTGATTACATCAATAACTCTAACTTAGTTGAAGAGGCGATTGATATGATTCAATACCAAAGAGCTGACTCGGTTTATATTGCAACAACACCTGATTATAATATGTATACTCCGGATGCAACAAACCCTCAAGATATAATTTATCCTCAAGAAGCTGTTGACAACTTGGACAATACTGGAATTGACTCTAACTATACTGCAACTTACTATCCTTGGATTTTAACAAGAGATACTGTTAACAATACACAAATTTATTTACCTGCTACAGGTGAAGTTTGTAGAAACTTAGCATTAACCGATAACATTGCATTCCCGTGGTTCGCATCAGCGGGTTACACAAGAGGTCTTGTAAATTCTGTTAAAGCGAGAGTTAAGTTGACTCAAGAAGATAGAGACACACTTTACCAAGGTAGAATTAACCCTATCGCAACTTTCTCAGATGTTGGTACGGTTATTTGGGGTAATAAAACATTACAAATTGCTGACACAGCACTTAACAGATTGAATGTAAGAAGATTATTACTTCAAGCTCGTAAATTGATATCAGCGGTGGCAGTAAGATTATTGTTCGAACAAAACGACCAAATCGTTAGACAACAATTCTTAGATAGTGTTAACCCAATCTTAGACTCAATTAGAAGAGACCGAGGTTTATACGATTTCCGTGTAACAGTTTCATCTTCACCTGAGGATTTAGATAGAAATACTTTAACAGGTAAAATTTACTTGAAACCGACGAAAGCGTTAGAGTTCATCGATATTGAATTCTTCATTACTCCAACAGGAGCATCGTTCGAGAATATTTAATAAAAACCATAAGTGGGGATTCGTCCCCACTTTTTAGCCAATTATGAAAAGAAATACATTAAAAGAAGGAATTGACGAGCAGGGTACACCTGATATGAAATATTATGCATTCGATTGGGATGATAACATAGTTCATATGCCAACCAAAATTATGGTTAAAACTGAATCCGGTGATGAAATTGGTATGAGTACTGATGATTTTGCCGAATACAGACATCAATTAGGAAAAGAACCTTTTGAATATGATGGTGAGACTGTTGTAGGATATGGTGAAGAACCTTTTAAAAACTTTCAAACACCGGGAGATAAAAACTTTTTGATTGACTCTATGAGAGCTAAGCTCGGACCAGCGTTTGACGACTTTAGAGAGGCGATTAACGGAGGTTCTATCTTTTCTATAATAACCGCTCGAGGACATAATCCTAATACCTTAAAACAAGCCGTTTACAATTACATAATAGAAGGATTTAATGGTATTGATAAAGATGAGTTAATTAAAAACTTAAAAAAATATAGAAGTATTTCGGGAGATGATGAGATGAGTGATGATGAATTAATTAAATCATATTTAGATATGTGTAGATTTCATCCTGTTTCTTATAACGACCCTGAAGGTGCTGCAAATCCTGAAGAAGCTAAAGTTCGTGCAATGGATAAATTCGTGGACCATATTAAAGATATCTCTTCAAAATTAGACAAAAAGGCGTTCCTTAAAAAAGAAGTGAGTAATAATTTTGTACCATCGAAACCAACTATTGGATTCTCGGATGATGATGTTCGAAATGTGGAAGTTATGAAAAAACACTTCAAAGACAAAGAAGACAATATTGTAAAAACTTATTCAACTGCAGGAGGAATAAAAAAAGAATATTAACTAGTAATAAAGAACTAGTATTAAATAATTAAATAAAAAACTAGTTAAATTAACTAGAATTAAATAAACTAGACTGGATTATAATGATAATAAATTAAATTCAGAAAGTCAATAAAAATATTTTCCATTTGGATATATTTATGATAATAAACAAAGAAAAACTAATTTAAAATAATATGGCTGATTTATTGATGAAAATGCCGATTCCTTACGAACCGAAAAGACAGAATCGATTCATACTAAGGTTTCCATCAAGCTTAGGGATTAACGAATGGTTTGTAGAAAGTACTGCAAGACCTAAAATTAAAATTGCTTCAACTGAAATACAATTTTTAAATACATCAACCTATGTTGCGGGAAGATTTAACTGGGATGAAATACCTGTTAAATTTAGAGACCCAATTGGACCGTCTGCGGCACAAGCACTTATGGAATGGGTTCGTTTACATGCTGAATCTGTTACAGGTCGTATGGGTTATGCTGCGGGTTACAAGAAAGATATTGACCTTGAGATGTTAGACCCAACAGGAGTTGTGGTTGAAAAATGGATTCTGTATGGTACATTCTTAACTAGTGTTGACTTTGGTTCGTTAGGGTACAGTACTGATGGTCTTGCTGATATTAGTGTGTCATTAAGAATGGACCGTTGTGTATTAGTTTATTAATTTTTTAATATTAATAAAAACATATGTGTTGATAAAAAATCAATACTAATTATATTTAACCGTAAAGACATAAACTTTACGGTTATTTTTTTATATGGAAAATCAAGCAATCGAATACGGACAACAAAATTTTACGTTACCACACGATGTAGTACCACTACCGTCGGGAGGAATATTTTATAAAAACAAAAAGAAATCTATCAAGGTAGGATATCTAACGGCTAATGATGAAAACATTTTAATGGGGGGTGGAAATGATATGACCACAACACTATTAAGAAGTAAAATCTATGAACCGGACTTAAAAGTTGAGGATATGTTAGAAGGTGATGTGGAGGCAGTTTTAATCTTTTTAAGAAATACTGGTTTTGGACCGGAGATTAATTTGAATTTAATCGACCCTTCAACAAGAAAATCATTTCAGGCAACAGTTCCTTTAGATGAATTAAATGTTATTAATGGTCAAATACCTAATGAAGATGGTAGTTTTATTATACAACTACCTAAATCACAGGCAACCGTTAAATTAAGACCATTAACTTATGGTGAAGTTTTAGAAATAAGTAAGTTGGAAGAATCATATCCTAAAGGAAGAGTAGTTCCAAAAGTTACTTGGAGATTACAAAAAGAGATTATAGAAGTAAATGGAACTACTGATAAAGCAGAAATAGCCAAATTTGTCGAACAAATGCCAATTTTGGATTCAAAATTCATAAGAAAATTTATGAATGATAATGAACCAAGATTAGATTTAAGTAGAGTTGTAATTACCCCATCAGGAGAAAAGATGACAGTTAATGTCGGATTTGGGGTTGACTTTTTTCGTCCTTTCTTCTGATTATAGAAAAGGACAGATAGATGAATTCTACTATTTGAACAAATTAATGAACATAACTTATCAAGATTTTCAAGCAATGCCTCTATTTGTTAGAAAATATTTATTAGATAAGTGGATTGAAGATAACTCAAAGGACTGAAAACTCAGTCCTTTTGTATTTATATTAAAACACCATTCAAATTATGGCAGCAGGAGACGAAAAAGACAAATTAAAAGAAGGAACTGAGGAATCGTTAACGTTCGCTCAAAAACTTGGAAAAGAGGCGACAGTAACATGGCAAACATTAGGTAAGACAATTGAGGAAACTTATAATGCTCAAGTCGAACTTAATAAAACCTTTGGACAAGGACAAGAGAGACTTTCTGAAATGTATAAGTCAATTTCAGACGCCGCTCCAAGAATTGCTCGTTTAGGGGGAGACATGAAAGATGTTCAATCTACAATGATTGGTATTGCAGATGCATCAAGACGTAATGTTATTGCAAACACTGAAGATGTAGAAAAACTTTATGCAGCAACCCAAGTTGTTGGGGGTAGTGCTGAGAGTTTAAGTAACGCCTTTTTAGATGTTGGTGTTGGGATTGAACAAGTTGGAAAACAATTAGAAGATTCTGTTAACTATGTTCGTAGTATTGGTGGTAATACCAAAGCGGTAATGGCAGATGTTACTAAGAATATGGACCAAATGAATCGATACCAATTTGCTGGTGGTGTTCAGGGGTTAACTAAAATGGCGGCTCAAGCGTCTATGTTGAGATTTGATATGGGTCAAACATTTGCGTTAGCAGAAAAAGTACTTGACCCTGAGAACG